ATAACATGGGGCACTCCCTTAACCAATTGCCTTACGGCCTTGCTTCGTTGGGCCTTGCTGTTTTTCAGGTAGTGTATTTCATCAAGTATAATAACCTTTAGAAGTAAAGAGGATAAAACCCCAAACCATTTTCCTACAATATCATAATTAATTACAATAATGTCACCTTGTATTATATCCCCTGCCTTGGGCGAACCTGAAAGCACCTGCACCACGGGGTTTTCCATCCATGCTTCCGCCTCCTTTTTCCAGTTCAATTTTAGGGAGGCAGGCACCACTATTATAGCAGGCCGGGCCTCAGGGTGAAGCTGAAGCCATGCCAGTGCCTGTACTGTTTTACCCAATCCCATTTCATCAGCCACCAAGGCCCGCCCCTGATTCTTTTCAATAAACTTCACCCCCTCCATTTGGAAAGGATATAAAGGATGCTGGAGGCCTAGAATATTACTTGGCACTACCTTAGTGGGGATAATGGTTTTGCCGTTTAAAAGGGCAGTGGTTTTTTCGCAAACGGCAAAACCCCATTCGATTAATTTAAGGGCTGCGGCTTCTGAATATGGCACCGTCCAATATCTCTTTTCAGGATTGTACTTCCTGCCCTGTAAGGATTTAACTAAAATGACATTTACTTGGCTGAAAGGAAACTCTATTTTAAGGCCCTGGGTTTGGGAGGCCTTAAAAGTTACAAGAGTAACCTTTTTAAAAGGTTTGTGTGATTTTGCTTTCATAAGGTAAGGGGGTTTTATTTAATTTTTATAGTTGCTTTAATTTTTAACTGTTTTAAAATTTCTCTGAGTTTTGTAAGGGGGTATTTTTCAGCTATTTCCAAACTCACATTATTATGATTCATAGCTATGTGTACAGCCCTTTCCTTGTTTATTACTAATTTCTTTTTATGCTTTTTTAAATTGCCTATAAATTTCATTAGGGTGGGGGTTTTAGATTGTTTTTCTTAATTCTTTTTTATTTTCTTTAGTGTCTAAATATAAATCACTTAGGTTATCACAATACATATTAATACCACCATTTCTTAAACACCACCTACCATTTTCTTTATACAACACACTTTTTGTTATTACTCTTTTGCATTGCATATTTATGCCAATTGAAATCACACCTGTTCTTGCTTGTGCTAAGTTTAAATTTTCCTTAATTAGTATTTCTAAGTTTTTCATAGGGTGGGGGTTTAAACTATTTTTGTGATTATGTTAATATGTTGTCCTGTTCTGCCGCCTCTTAGTGCATCATTTTCTATGCTGTATGATATTTTTAGCATGTCAAGAATTAAGGCCAATTCATTTGTCTTATCATACAAGGAACTGTATTTAAAGCTACTACCACTTACCCACACCGTTCTGATTTTTTTAGCTCCATTTTCGATTTGACTTAAAAACTCATATATTTTTGAGTTTCTTTTGATTACTTTTTTATCAGCTAATTTTTCAGTTTTGTTTGAGAGGACTGATTTTTTTGTAGTTTTCATAATAAATAGGTTTTAATTTTAGTTATTTTGTTTGTTTAGTAAATATACTACCGTTTATTAAAAAACCTACTGAAATTTTAAACTTTATAGCTATATTAAATACCTTTATACCTAAGAAAAACCCCTATTCATAGTAAAATCTTTGACAGCCCTTTATTGATAGGGCTTTCAAGGGGGTTACAGGGCTTTAGACTACTTGTGGAACGGCTTACAAAGTATTTTATAGATATTCCCTATTGCTAAATTTAAAAAAAACGGGGTGTAATTGTATAATAATACTGAAAAACAATAAACATGAAAAACCACCTATATATTAAGCCAAGCCCAAGCCCTATAAAGGTTTTAGGGTATAAGTGGAATTGCACCACCTTTTTCTTGCCCCTATGCCATTATCTTTCATTAGTTAGTATAATATATTACAAAGGGGGTGTAACGGACTTAAATGGGCTTAAAATGGATAAAACAAATAATGCAATATGAAAAATTTATTTAATGAATGGGATTTAAAGCCCTATACTTTTGAAGATAAAATAAAATGGGTTTTTGAAAATCTTATTAAAGAGTTGACACCTATTGTTATTCGAAAGGATAGAATAGAAATAGAAATAAGACCTGATCATTATTTTATTGTAAGTGTCCAAATAGCCTCTTGTAAGAATATAGAAAAATTCATTTGCCCCTTTCCTGAAATAAAAGTAAACTTTGAAAATGAGTTAATTATTATTACAGGTGATAATTTCCTATATAAATTTAAAAACGAAAATATTTTATGGATATATAAAGAAATGAAAAGAGCTTTAAAGTAAAAAACTTTTTAAAAAAATAAGACCATTTTGTATAATAAACCAAATAATATAAACGAAAAAGAAATTACCATGAACAAAATTGAATTAGTTGTAATCGCAAAAGAATTAAACAAGGTCGTAAACTGTGACCCACCCATTAATATTAAGGGTTCGGCAGAAGTTATCACGGAAGGCATTATTGAAGCCGAAGAAATAATCGAGTATGAAACGGACAAGTTTAGTGATGATACTATAAAGGGTATGATTGAACTTGGTTGTTGGAAAGGTGCAGAACCTAAAGAGGAAAAGGAAGAAGCCGAAGTTCCTGAGGAAAAAGAAGCCGAAGCCGAAGCCCCTGTTAAAACTAAAAAAGGTAAGAAAGCCAAAGCAGAAGTTCCTGAAGAAGAAGCCGAAGCCCCTGTCGAGAAAGAGAAAAAGGAAGAAACCAAAAAAGTGGTTGTAAAGAAAATGAGCCGTGTGGATGCCATTTGTAACACAATTAAAGGGCTTAAAGAAGAAGTAACTAAAGCAGAATTGAATATCCTTTCAAATACCATGTATGCTGAAAATGGTGGCAAATCAAACGAAGGGGAAAATATGTATGTGGTTGTTAAAGTACTTCCTACCCTTGCTAACTTTGAAATTGAAGTTCTTGTAAAATAAAAGTACATTTAAAAAAGGGTTGTAGTATACAGTGCAGCCCTTTTTCTGTTTTTAAATAAAGAAATATATGGAACTTACACCAATTGAAAAATATGGTAACATTTGGATTAAACGGGATGATTTATTTACCTTTAATGGATTAAAAGGCGCAAAGGTAAGAAATGCCCTTTTTTTAATAAAGGATGCTATTAATAAAGGGTTTAAACATATTACTTCAGTGGGGCATAGGGATTCCCCCCAATTGTATATTGTAGGAAAACTCTGTGAGCATTTTGGGCTTCATTTTGTTGGGCACACAACAATGGGAGTACTGCCTGACCACTTAAATGGTTTTGAAATAATACAACATAAACCTGGATATAATAATGTAATACAAGCAAGGTGTGTTAAATTTGCCAAAGAAAATAACTATTATTTAATTCCATTTGGAATGGAAAACTATGTTTGTTCCAAACAACTCATTTATCAGGTAAGCAATCTAAAAAATGTACCTGCAAAAAGAATTGTAATTACAGTTGGGGGTGGTATTAATTTATGTGGGCTTGTATGGGGTTTACAGAAATATGAAATTAATATACCCATAATTGGTATTGTAATAGGAAAAAATCCTGAGAAATTAATGAATACATTTGCTCCAAAGAATTGGAAAGCAAAGGTGCAATTAGTTGATGCAAATCAGGCATATAATAAACATATAGAACAAACCCTATACGGTATAAAGTTAGACCCTGTGTATGAGGCAAAATGTTTTGATTTTATAGAAGATGGAGATTTGTTTTGGATTATTGGTGTAAGAACATTTTAATTATTATAATATGGCAAAGGACTTATTAGGCTTTGAAATTAAAAAGAATTTAAGGGGCAGGTTTACTGAACCCCCTTTTAGTGTGCTTGACACAAAGGGTGGCCCTTGGAAAAGTAGAAAAAGAGAGTGGAAGAAACTTGGTATCAAAAGCCATTTGGGAAGGGATTCGGAATGTAATGTAAAAACTATGAGTGGGCTTTCCCCTGAAGAATACCAAAAGAAATATGGTAGAAAACCCATGACAGGTGTTTCCATCTTTGACCCTGCTCTTTGTGAATTAATTTATGGGTGGTACTGCCCCGAAGGTGGTTCCATCTTAGACCCCTTTGCAGGGGGTTCAGTAAGGGGTATTGTGGCCAATTACTTAGGTTATAAGTACACGGGTATTGACATAAGAAAAGAGCAGGTAGAAAGCAACCGTGAACAAGCCCTCAATATTTTAGATGAAAATAATCAGCCCCAATGGTATGCAGGGGACAGTAATATATTACTTCCTGATTTTAAAAGAAAGTTTGACCTTCTTTTTACCTGCCCACCTTATGCAGACTTAGAAGTGTACAGTGATTTAGAGGGGGATATTTCAAATAAAACCTATTATGATTTTATTGAAATGTATTCGGATATAATTGAAAAGAGTTGTGCCCTTTTAAAAGTGGGTGGGTATGCCTGTTTTGTAGTGGGGGATATCAGGGACAAGAAGGGTTTTTACCGTGACTTTATTTCCCACACAAAAGGGGCATTTATAGATTCGGGGTGCCCTTTGTATAATGAGGCAATACTTTTGCAGCCATTGGGGACTGCAATGCTCAGGGCAGGGAAAATATTTGATGTAGGAAAGAAACTAACTAAAGTACATGAAAACGTTTTAATATTTAAAAAACAATAACAAATGAAAATAAAAAAAGCAGAATTACAAAAAGCCCTCGAACTGGTAAAACCAGGCTTGGCAGGAAAAGAATTAATTGAACAATCTACCTCCTTTGCCTTTATGGGAAATCGGGTGGTAACTTATAATGATGAAATAAGTATGAGTGTTCCCCTTGTGGAGGGTTTTAACCTCACGGGGGCCGTCAAAGCGGAGGAACTTTATAAACTCCTAACCAAACTTAAAGGTGATGAAATTACCTTGGAACTAACAGAAAACGAGATACAAATTACCTGCGGAAAACAAAGGGCAGGCCTATCCATTCAGGCAGAAATTAAACTCCCCTTGGAGGAATTGGGGGACATAGGCAAATTCAGCCCATTACCCAAAACATTTCAAGAGAGCCTTAAATTTGTTTACCCTTCGGCAGGTACTGATATGGTACACCCTGTTTTAACCTGTGTACACATTACCCCCGATGGGTGGATGGAAGCCTCAGACGGGTTTCGGGTTTCCCGAATGGACGTGGGGGAAGACTTACCAATTAAAACAAACCTACTTATCCCTGCCAGTATGGTAAGGAATATCCTTGCCCTTGGTGAGTGTACCATTTCCACAGGGAAAACAGGTTGGGTTCATTTCCTTAATAAAGAGGGTACTATGCTTTCCTGCCGTATTTTTACTGATAGCTTTCCCAACGTGGCAGCCATAATGGATGTTAAAGGGGAGGAATTACAACTACCAAAAGCCCTGACAGAAATGTTGGAACGGGCCAAAGTATTTGGAAAACGTGACCAAGCAATGGATGAAAGTGTTACCATTGATGTAGATGGACGGGAGTTTACCATTTCAGGGGAAAATGAATATGGGTGGTATGAGGAAACTTGCCCTGTTCGTTATAATGGGGAACCATTTACCTTTGCCGTAACACCACACCTTCTTCAGGGCATACTTGAAAAGAGTAATTCTGCCACTATTGGTAAGGATAAAATAAGGTTTGACGGAGAGGGGTGGGAATTTATTGCAATACTTCGGGGCAATCCTACCAAATAAGGTGGGTTTGCTGCCCTGCACGGGGTTTTAATTAATTTTAGGTACTTATACACTATTTAATACTTTTATATGTTATACACTGATTTTATTAATGCAAAAAGACATACCTCCATATCAAATGGTATAGAGGTATCCTTTTTGCCAGATGCTTTATTTGATTTTCAAAAATACCTCACGGAATACGCCATAAATAAGGGGAGGTGCGGTATATTTCTTGACACAGGGCTGGGCAAAACTATTATAGAGCTTACTATTGCCCATAATTATACGAAAAAAACAAATAAACCTGTACTAATTCTTACCCCACTTGCTGTAGCCTTTCAGTTTATTTTAGAAGCTGAAAAATTTAAAATACCTGATGTTTACCATACCAAAGATGGTAATTATAAAGGTAAGGGTAAAATCATTCTTGTAAACTATGAGAGGTTACATTATATGAATGCAAAAGACTTTGATTGTGTTATTTTAGATGAGAGTTCTATTTTAAAGAATTATGAAGGGCAAATAAAAAATCATGTTACAGATTTTTTGAAAAAGGTAAAATATAGATTTTTGTTTACAGCCACACCCTCCCCAAATGATTATATAGAATTAGGCACAAGCTCAGAAGCCCTCGGCTATCTTGGGTATACGGATATGTTAGGGCAATTTTTTAAGAATAACCAAAATAATACTATCAAATTATCAAGAACAGCACAAAGTAGACAGGGAGAAAAGTGGTACTTAAAACCACATGCAGAACAAGCCTTTTGGAATTGGGTGTCCAGTTGGAGTAAATCAGCTAAAAAACCAAGTGATTTAGGTTTTTCTGATGATAAATTTACATTGCCACAATTAATAGAACAGCAAACAATAGTAAGAAACCCTACACCATTGGAAAAATATGGAATGACCCCTCTATTTTCTTTTCCTGCTAATGGTTTTCAGGAAATTAAAAAAGAGGCAAAAATAACTATTGAACAACGGTGTGAAATTGCAGTGGAAAAAACAAAACCACATCCAATTTCCGTTTATTGGTGTTTGCTTAATGATGAGGCAAAATGCCTGTCATCTTTGGATAAATTAGCAGTAGAAATAAATGGCAGTATGCCTTTAGAACAAAAAGAAGATATTTTGCATAATTTTTCAACAGGAAATATAAAACGCCTTATAACTAAACCAACGATAACCGCCTTTGGATTAAACTGGCAGCATTGCAACCATACCACATACTTCCCTTCTTATAGCTATGAGCAGTATTACCAATCAATACGTAGATTTTGGAGGTTTGGCCAAAAAAAACCAGTTACTGTAGATTTGATATACACAGATGGGCAAAAAAATATGATGAAAGCCCTATTAATTAAAAAAGAGAAAGCCATTACAATGTTTGAGAATTTAATAAAATCTGCAAACACACCTTCCATTATATCTAAAAAAGATAATATATATAAAGAAATAAAACTACCTAATTTTTTAAAATAAAATATAAAATAATGAAAGAAAAAATAACAGAGAACTATGCAATATATAATACAGATTGTATGGAAGTTGTATCGGAATTAGATAATAATTCCATTGATTTTAGTGTATATTCTCCACCATTTGCAGGGTTGTATAATTACTCTAGTTCAGATAGGGATTTTTCCAACTGTACATCTAAAGAGCAGTTTTTGGAAATGTATGAATTTTTAATAAAAGAAATTGCAAGGGTAACAAAACCAGGACGTATTTCAGCAGTACATGTAAGCGATATACATGATAATTATGGTAAGTTGTGGGACTTATCTGGGGAGGTTATTAAAATTCACGAAAAATATGGTATGCACTACTATAATAGAATCACTATATGGAAAGAACCGTTAAAGGTTCGTATGAGAACTATGGTTCAGAGCTTAATGCATAAGTTTATCGTAGAAGATGCCACACGATGTTTTACAGCTATGCCAGATTATATTTTAATTTTTAAAAAACGTGGGGATTCTGCCATACCTGTGGCACACCCAAACGGTCTTACAGATTTACCCTATTTTGGTGAAACCCCATTTTTAGAAGCACACAAAAAAACGTATGGTAATTATTCTGATTTTAAGAAAAAATGGTATGGTTTCGATGGTAGCCCTTCTGAAAATAAATTAAGTCATTTAACCTGGCAGAGATATGCCTCCAGTGTTTGGGATGATATAAGAATAGATAATGTTTTACCATTTAAAGAAAGTAGAGATGAGGACGACGAGAAACATGTTCACCCCTTACAACTGGATGTTATAGATAGGCTTATTTATCTTTATACAAATAAAGGGGAGGTTGTCCTTACACCATTTATGGGTGTTGGTTCCGAAATATATAGTGCAGTTACATTAGAAAGAAATGGAATTGGGATTGAACTAAAAGAAAGTTATTTTAAACAGAGTTTAAAAAATCTAAACAATACCAAAATTAGATTTAATGCACAAAACAAAACTTTAATATAGTATGGAAGGATTTTTCAGTAAAAAAGAAACAGAAAGCGAAACAAGACCAGGGGGCAAGGTATTAACTTGTGCCTCCTGTGGTTTAAGTACGGGGTGTGATTTCCCAAAGATGGAAGCCTGCGGAGGAGGTAAAAAGAAAATATTAATCATAGGTGAATGTAATACCCACCAAGACGACAGGGACGGGGGGCCATTACGTGGTAAGGCAGGTCGTTTGTTGGAAAGCCATTTAAAGGAATTAGGAATAAACCTTTGGGAAGATTGTAAAGTAGTGAATGCCGTTAGGTGTTACCCAGGCCAAAAGGAGTTTACTTCATATAATGTGGATTGCTGCCGTA